AGCGCAGTGGGTGCAGATCAACGGCACGCCTGCTGGCTACCAGACGGCGGAGACACGGAATCGCATCGTCAACGGCGCGATGCAGATTTCGCAGGAGAACGGCACAACGTCCGGCACCGGCAATGCCTACTACGCCGCAGATCAATGGTACTGCGGGGGCATAGGAACGGCTGTCGTCACCCAACAGAAAGTAGCAGCAGGGGTATCGGCAAGCGGGTTTGTGAACCGGCTACGCTACACGGTTTCGACGGCTGACGCCTCGCTGACGACGAACGAGTATTTCGCCATCAGGCAAAATATTGAAGGCATCAATATCGCAGATTTCGACTGGGGTCGCGTCACCGCACGACAGGTGATTTTGCGTTTCGGCATCAAGGGTCCAGCCGGAACCTATTGCGTGAGCATCCGCAACGCAGCCGACGACCGCACCTATCTCGCACCCTTCACCATTCCCGTCGCCAATACGGACACCGATGTGGTGCTGATTATCCCCGGCGATACAACATCAAGCGCGGTGTGGCCGATAACCACCGCCAAGGGGATGGTTATCGACTTCTGTCTTGGGGCGGGACCGTCATTGGTTGGCGCTGCGGGCTGGAACGCAGGGAGCCTTCTGGGCGTGACCGGAATTACCAACGGTCTTGCAACGGCCAGCAATGTCTTCGAACTGTATAATGTCGGCCTCTATCTCGACCCGCTGGCGACCGGCGTGCCGCCGCGCTGGCAGATGCCCGACGAGGCCGAGGAACTCAGGGTGTGCCAGCGGTACTTCCAGAAATATTCCTTGCTTGAAGCGGGTGGTGGCGCTGCGGGTTTTGCCGCTGGTGTCATTATCAGCACAGTAACGGCTTACGTTTTTATGCCTTTCATAACGAGAACCCGTGCCGCTCCGACACTCTCGGCACTGGGTATCGCCGATATCACCGTGCGCGCTGCTACTGCCCTGACTGCGTCGGCAATAGTTACTCCAGCACCAACTACCACGGGGTCGTCTATGTCGATTACCGTCGCGGGCGGAACAGTCGGGCAGGGGTGCGTGGCGCGGTTCGATACGATTAACGCCGCCATGCTTGTCAACGCGAGGATGTGACCGATGGGCATGAATTTCCCCAACAGCCCGCTCCCCGGTCAGGTCTACACGCCGGTCGGCGGCTATTCCTACGTCTTCCTCGACGGCGTCTGGCGCATCGTGCAGAACCCGCAGGGCGTCGGCACGGCGCAGGAGCGCAATCGCATCGTCAACGGCGCGATGCAGATCAGTCAGGAAAATAGCAATACGGCGGGGACAGCCAACGGCTATTACGGCGCGGACCAATGGCAGACCGGGCGCGTCGGAACATCCACATTGACGACGCAGCGTGTGGCGTCAGTGACACCGAACGGCAGCTATTACCGCTATCGGGTAACAGTCACTGTTGCCGATGCTTCGCTGGCGTCAGGGGACTATTTTTATATCCGGCAGGAGATCGAAGGCTACAGCGTCGTTGATTTCGACTACGGCCTGCCGACAGCCCGACAGTCTATCCTGCGCTTTGGCTTCAGGGGGCCAGCGGGAACGTATAGCTGGGCTTTCCGCAACGAGGCCGTTGACCGCTGCTACCTTGCCAATTTCACCATCAGCGCGGCGCAAGCCAACACCGACACCGTACAGGTGTTCGTCATCCCCGGCGACACTACCGGGGTGTGGGGTATCAGCACCGGGATCGGAATTACATTCAATATCTACCCCGCAGGAGGACCGCAGCTTCTGGGCGTGGCTAACACATGGCAGGCGGGTGCCCTAGGCATCTCTTCCGCCAATACCAACGGCATGGCGACAGCGGGCAACGTCTTCGAAATATTCGATGTCGGTCTGTATCTCGACCCCGACAAGACCGGGGTGCCGCCCAAGTGGGTTATGCCCGACTTCGCTGAAAATTATGCAGCGTGCCTGCGGTACTATCTCGAATTGGGCGCAGCGGTGGTGACCACTTCAGGGTCGTCATCTCAAACAATGCTGTGGTTTCCGGTAGTCATGCGCGCGGCGCCTACTGTGACCCACACCGCAAGCACCGGCAACTGGGTTGCAATGGGTAGTGGCGGGCATGGTGTCCGCCAGAGTTCCGCTGCCACGGCCTTTGGCAGCGACACCATTATAGCTAACGCGAGGCTCTGACCGATGCCCTATGTTTCTTGTATGTTCGCCCCTCCCAACCCTGATGATCCGTTGCTCGAAACCAAGGTCGAGGGCAAGCGCGCCATCACCTGTATCGACGACCACGACCCGCCGCGCACATGGTGGCTGACTGAGGATAGTCAGGTCGGCGACTGGCTGCGCTACGTCGAAGAGGGCGGCACGGTCGAACCCTACGTAGCGCCGGAGCCTGAAGCACAGCCAAAGACGACGAAGAGAAAGGGCACCTGATGTACATCACCAGCTACCGCGTGCGCGGCAACAACGGCGTCGAGCTGTATGGCGATGACGGCAGCGTCAATCATTTCATTCACGCCGAGAACGCCATCTATTGGATGGCCACCAACGCCACCGGCTTGCCGACGCTGGAGTCGATTGCCCCGGCGACCGCCGTGGTCGGCGACCCCGATGTCACCGTGACGCTCACCGGCACCGGCTTCAAGGACGGCCGCACCCAGGTGAAGATCGACGGCGCGCCAGCGGCGGGCACCTTCGTCTCCGACACCGCGATGACCACCGTGCTGCCGTCCGCCGCCGCCGTCGAGCCGAAGACGCTGTCGATCAGCGTGCTGGATCTCATTTACGAAACGCCGCCGCAGACGTTTACCTACACCGCCGCGCCGCCGCCGCCCGAAGACACGCAGGCATCCCGCAGGCGGAAAACCAGATGAGATTCGACCGCGACGTTTTCTTTGGCGCGATTCGAGCTGAACTCTTCGCGGGGGCGCTCAGCCAGGAGCAGGTCGACGGCCAGAATGTCATCCTCGCGGTCTGGGAGTACGGAGCTGGCGGCACGCCGATGACGGATATCAGGTGGTTAGCCTACATGCTGGCCACGACATATCATGAGACGGCCTACAGATGCTGGCCAATAACCGAGATGGGTTCGCAAGAATATCTCGAAGGAAAAGAGTATTGGCCATACATAGGTAGAGGTTTCGTCCAGATAACATGGGAGGAGAACTACAGAAATGCCTCGGCGGCACTGGGACTTATCGGCGAGCGCGATCTGGTGGCTCATCCTGACATGGCCCTTGATTCTCTTATTGCTACTCGTTGCCTGTTCAGAGGGATGGCTGAGGGTTGGTACACTGGAAAGAAGTTGGGGCAATACTTCAACGGCGACAAGGATGACCCCGTCAACGCCAGGCAGATCATCAACGGCAATGACAAGGACGAGCTGATCGCTGGCTATCACGACGTGTACCTGGACGCGCTCAACAAGGCGCTGGTGCCGGAGAGCGGCCAGTGGGTCCACCTGGAGCTGGTCTCCGCGCCGGGCGTCGCCGTCTCGGTGGTGCTCAATGACAAGTCGATGGTATGAGCCGCCGCGATGTCGAGTGGCTGGTTGCCTACATCTTTATCTTTGCTGCGGTCATGACGGCTGTAACCGTCGTGCTGTGGTGGCTCGTTGAATGACCGACCAGCCCCCGCCACCCCAGGATGGCAGGGTGCTGGGACTGATCAAGGCGGCGCAGGGGCTTACCTTCACGAATCTGTTGGTCCTGGCTGGGTTAGCTGGCATCGCGATTCCTGTATATGTCGTCTATCGGGCGCTCGGTGACGACGCCCTGCTCGACCGTTTGATGTCTACCTATGAGGTGATCGACAGCTACGAGGGGTGTCTGGTGCGGCATGTTCAGGAGCGCGGTGGCCCCGATTTGTGGGGTGTTTCGAGCGGCTTCGCCTTTCAGGGCGAGGCTCGCTACTATGTCAATGTCATCGTCGAGACCCTGCCGACCGATGACGAGGTGGCTTCTTATTGCGCTGTGCTTAAGCTTATCGCTGACCGTCTTGTCGAGCGCGACGGTGAAGTTCAACGCGGACCATTGCCGGGTACTGCGCCAGACGGGGGCGGACACGACGGGGATATGCCCGGAACTCCCACCCCCGAAGAAGAAAACTAGAAAGCGATGACGAGGCTGGAGTGGGTTCTGCTGTGGATCGCGATGGGGCTTACCATCCTCGTTCTGGCGGGCTGCACGAGCGCCAGCGTCGTCTTCGACGAGGAGCAATGCCGGCTGCTGCGCCAGCGCGGCACCAACACCCACACGATCTGCAAGCGCCCGAACGATGTCACGGCGGAGACACCTTCGGCACCGGCGGCCACCTCCACGCCATCAGCGCCGGACACGCCCGACAATTCCGGCCGCCCCGCTCCGTCACCACCAGACGCACCCGACAAGCCAGCCAACCCAGGCCCACCATCCAAGCCAGAACCACCAACGCAACCTAATCCGCCCACCCGTCCCGACAGGCCGGATCGACCGGACAGGCCAGAGCCGCCAGACCCCGGCGATGGCGGTAATGTCGACCCACCCGACGACGGCTGGAACTCGCCACCTAACCCACCTAACCCTGACCCTGGCGATACTGTACAAGTGCCTGACGATCCACCTACGCCGGGAGAAGGACAATGATCATCTCACTCGTGAATCTCATCATCTATCTACTGGTGCTGGGTATCCTCTACGCCATCGCGGTCTACGTGGTGGACAACTTCATCCCGGAACCGCCAGCCAGGATAATAAAAGTGGTCATCGTGGTCGTCATCGCCCTCGTCGCGGTGATGCTGTTGCTGAATCTCGTCGGTGTGAATACTGGAATGGACCTGCCGAAACTTACGTGAGGAGACAAGCATGACTATCGAAAACGACATCGACCTGTCCGGCAACCCACGCCTGGCCGAGTTTGACGCAGCCCTCGCGGCGCTGCTGGAGGAGTACTGCTGCACCCTCGACAAGGAAGGCGTTATCAAGCTGCTCCAGCACCAGGCCGACCTGGTCAAGTTTGACGACGACTGGAAGCCTTTTGACCCCAACGCTGAACCGCCAGCCCCATGATTACGTTAGCGGACGTGAAGAACAGTCCAACCGTACCGGAGGAAACCTCTATGCCTACGAAAGATTTCGAACTGGCGACGCGTGAACTCATCGATAGCTACCGCAAGGATGGCGACCGTCGCGTCATCGCTGACGCGCTGCGCCTCCAGGCCGACCTGGTTGACAAGGACGACGCCTGGCCGGGTGAGGCCGCAGCGGCAAAGGACGCGCTCAAGGAAGCCGGCATCGTGCGCCAGCCGACCGAGGGCGAGATGAAGAACGCCGCCGCCGCCGAAGAAGCCGCCGCGCTGGCGCGCCAGGAGGGGCTGGAGGACGACTACACGACCAGCGCCGCTGCGGACGTGCCGGAAACATCCAAGACCTATGCCTCCGAGTACGGTGAATCCGATCACTCGAAGGGCGACGACGAAGCGGCGACGACGAAAAAGTCAGCCTCGGCCAAGGACGCTCCGGCGGCCAGGGAAACGACAAGAGCGAAGTGAAAGCAGCTCGCCTCACTGCTGAAGAAGACCGCTACCTGCGGCTGCTCAAACGGCAGAAGCAGGCGGCGGAGGCGCGCAGCGACCTGATCCGCTTCGCGCGCCACATGAAGCCGGACCCGGACCATGCCGATGACGTGGATTATTCGCTCTACGAGGTGGCGCGCCATCACCGGGCGATTGCCGCTGCGCTGGAGGAAGTGGAGAAGGGCAAGATACGGCGGCTGATCATCAACGCGCCGCCTCGGCATGGAAAGTCCGAGCTGGCGTCGCGGCTGTTCCCCGCCTGGTACATCGGCCGCAACCCGTCGCGGTCGATCATTCTCGCCACCTACGCGGATAAGCTCTCCTGGGACTTCGGCCGCGAAGTCAATGGTTACCTTGACGATGCGCTCTACCGCCAGGTCTTCCCCAACGTCCGCATCAAGACCGCCAGCGTCGACCGCATCGAGACAGAGGCCGGCGGCAAGGCGTTCTTTGTCGGCCGGGGCAGCGCCATCACCGGACGCGGTGCGAATTGCCTGCTGGTGGACGACCCCCTGAAGGACCGCGTCGAGGCTGATTCAAAAGTCACCCGCGAGAAGCTGTGGTCCTGGTTCAACCAGGTCGCTCGCACCCGCCTGCTTTCCTCTGTCGGCGCTATCGTCATCATCACCACCCGCTGGACCGAGGATGACCTTGTTGGCAGGTTGACCGACCCGATGAACCCGTCCTACTCGGCCGTCGAAGGGCCGAAGTGGAAGATCATCGACCTGCCCGCCATCGCGCAGGAGGTCGACCGCCTCGGCCGGCGGCCGGGAGAGGCTCTGTGGCCGGAGCGTTTCCCGGTCGCTTACCTGGAAGAGATGCGCTCGGCAGACCCGCGCGGCTTCCAGTCGCTGTACCAGGGCGCGCCGACGCCGGACAAAGGTAACTTCTTCCCGGCCGAGAAGCTGCTCACCTACCGCCGCTCGGACCTGCCGCCGCTGGACACGCTGCGGTTCTACGCCGCCAGCGATCACGCGGTGTCGTCGCGACAGGAGCGCGACAAGTCCTGCCTGCTGATCGTCGGCGTCGATCAGGACGACAACCTCTGGATCATGCCGGACGCTGTCTGGGGCCGGTATCCGACCGATCAGATCGTCGAGCGGATGATCGACCTGATGGACCAGTACAAACCGCTGTTCTGGTGGGCCGAGCGTGGCCACATCTCCAAGTCCATTGGGCCGTTCTTGCGCAAACGTATGCTGGAACGCGGGATCTTCTGCTCGGTCTACGAGATGACGCCGATTGCCGACAAGATGAGCCGCGCGCAGTCGATCCTGGGGCGCATCGCGATGGCCAAAGTGTTCTGGCCAAGCCATGCGATGTGGTGGATGGAGGCGCAGAAGGAGCTGCTTCAGTTCCCGTATGGGGCACGGGATGACATGGTCGACGCGATAAGTTACATAGGGCTGGGACTTTCCCAGCAGACGCCACTCAAACGCAAGGCCGCCCCTCCCAAGGTGGCCGCAGTCGGCACATTAGGCTGGGTTAAGGCGCAAGCTCGCCAACAGGAGAAAGATCGGCAATCCCGCTCCAGCGGATGGTGACTGCGCATGCCCATCCCGCCCATTGGCTCGACAGCGACCGGCTCGCCAATCCTCGACGCCCTGGGTCAGGCGCTGCCTCAATTGATGGGCGGCGACATGGTTCCCGCCGACATCGGTAACGTTCCCCCGCCAGGCGGCCCGACCGGCCCCGGCGACGAGTTCACCCGCACCACGCCAGCCGGCGAAAACGTCATGAATCGCGACCGGCCGGAGCCGGACGAGCGCCGCCGCAAGCTGGTCTCATCGTTCGCCGATATGATCAAGCAGGCCAAGTCGCACTGGGAATCCGCCTTCAAGAAGATGGAGCAGGACCAGAAGTTCTGCGCCGGCCAGCAGTGGCCGGAAGACCCCAAGGCGGCCGCCTACAACGACACACTGGACGCCGACCTCTACGTCGCCAACATTACCTTGCAGCACGTCCAGAAGCGCGTTGCCGCGCTGTATGCCAAGAACCCGAAGGTGGTCGCCAAAAAGCGGTCGCGGCTGCTCGCCACCACCTGGGACGGCTCTCTCGAATCCCTGTCGCAGGCCGAAGCAACAATCCAACAGGCTCAAGCAGCACTGATGGGCGCACCGGCGGGCATGCCCATGGCCCCGCCCGGCGCGCCTCCAGGGCCGTCCGGCGCGCCGCCCGGCTCTCCACCGCCTGGCGCGCCGCCGGGTGGTCCACCTGGCATGCCGATGATGCCCGCACCGCCACCACCGCCGCCGTCTCCAGAGGAGATGATGAACGCCCAGGCGGTGATGGCCGACGCGCAGAGCGTCAAGCAGCAGACGGCGCAGCTCAACAAGATCGGCAAGACGCTGGAGCTGCTCTACGAGTACGAGGTCAGCGAACAGATTCCGTCGTTCAAGTCGATGATGAAGCTGGCGGTGCGCCGCGCTGCCACCTCCGGTATCGGCTGGACGCGGCTGGGCTTCCAGCGCGTCATGGGGCCGAAGCCTGACCGCGACGCCCGGCTGATGGACATGCAGAAGCAGCTCGACCTGGTCGAGCGCATCTCCGCAGATATCGCCGATGGCGAGACCGACGTTGACAGCGCCTCGGCCGAGCAGCTCCGCCTGACCATGGCGGCGGTTCGCGCCGAGGAAGACATCGTCCTGCGAGAGGGCCTGCTGTTCACCTGGCCGAAGCCGACCGCCATCATTGTCGACCCGCGCTGCGTCAACCTGCGCGACTTCCTCGGTGCCGACTGGGCGGTCGAAGAGTACATAATGACCGTCAACGAAATCAAAGAGACCTACAACGTCGATGTCGGTAAGTCGCACACGACATACAGCCGCACCGACACCGGCACCGACTACGAGAAGGCGCGCGTTTCCTGGCAGAACGCCGGCTGGAGCGGCTCCGAACGGCCTGGCGTTGACGATGGCGATTCAGACAATTGCCTGGTCTGGGAGATGTACAACAAGCGCGACGGCCTAGTGTACACGCTGTGCGACGGCTATCCGGATTTCCTGAAAGAGCCGGCCGCGCCTGACGCCTACACCGACCGCTTCTGGCCGTGGTTCGCCACCCTGTTCAACGAGGTGGAGGGCAAGGTCTACCCGCCGAGCGATGTCAGCCTGATCCGGCCGATGCAGCGCGAGCTAAACCGCGCCAGACAGGGTCTCAGGGAGCACCGCTTCGCCAACCGGCCGAAGATGGCCTACGCCGAGGGCACCGTCTCCGAGGAAGACCTTGAGGCGCTGAAGTCCCACCCGGTCAACGCGCTGATCGCTATCGCCGGCCTCCAGCCCGGCCAGGATGTCAACCAACTGCTGCAAGCCGTTAAGGGCGTGCCGGTCGATCCGAATTTGTACGAGGTCAACCCGATCTTTCAAGACCTGCTCCGTGCTGTAGGAGATCAGGAAGCCGACCTCGGTGGCACCGGCGGCGCGACCGCGACTGAAAGCAACATCGCCGCGTCGGCAAAGTCGACGGCGCTGTCGTCATCCATCGACGACATCGACGATACGCTGACGGCCATTGCGCGCGCCGCCGGGCAAATCCTGCTGCTCAACGTGAGCGAGGAGCAGGTCAAGCAGATCGTCGGGCCGGGCGCGCTGTGGCCGATGCTGACCAAGGCGGAAGTGGCCAGGGAAATATACCTGGAGATCGAAGCCGGCTCTTCCGGCCGGCCGAACCAGGCGCAGCAGTTGCAGAACTTCGAGCGGTTAGCCCCGATTCTGATGCAGATACCGGGCGTAAAACCACAGTTCCTCGCCAAGGAAGCCATCAAGCGGATGGACGACAAGATCGATGTCGACGAGGCGGTGGCTGAGGGGCTGCCCTCGGTGACCGCGATGAACGGCGGCAAGACCATGCAGGGGCCGGGCAACGAGCCTGCCGCCCAAGGCCCGCAAGGGGCCAACAACAATCCGGCGGCACCACAGCCGTCACCCTCGGCACCGACGCCACCGATGGCTCCGGCGCTGCCCAACTGAACGAGGATAGCTGCGCGACATGGCCGACGAAGACAGCACAGTCGTATCTGCAACACCGGAGGCGTCGTCACCTGCACCGCAGGACAGCGCCCCATCACCAGCTCCCGCGTCCGAGCCGACGCAAGAGACATCGGGAACAGAGTCCAAGGAAACGCTCCTAGACGCAGTCCTCAAGGTCATCCCTGCTTCGACCGAAAAGGATGTGTTGGCGGACCAGGACGCGGCGCAGCCCGAAGCGCCAGAGACTGCCGACGCGGAAGCGCCGGACGAAGACGACGACAAGGAACCGGCGGCGGAGGCCAGCAATGGCATACTCCGCAAGAAGATCTCCAAGTTGCTCAAGTCACGCCATGAGTTCAAGACCAGGGTCGCCGAGCTGGAAGCCAGGCTGCCCGAAGCCGAGATCGGTCGCGCCGTCCAGGCGGCGGCGATGGAAAACAACCTCGGTGCCGACGAGATCGCCAACCTGATCACCATCGGCGGCTTCATGAAGCGTGGCGAGTACAAGGCGTTCTACGACGCAGCCGCACCGTTCATGCGCAAGGCCCAGGAATACCTCGGCTATGCCTTGCCTGCGGACGTGCGCCAGAAGGTGCAGCAGGGCCAGATGACAGAGGCGGCGGCGAAGGATTACGTCCGCCTGTCGATGGACAAGCAGCGCGGCGACCTGACGCGCGAGACTGAACAGACAGTATGGGCCAGACAGGCGCACGCCCAGGCGCAAAGTTATGTGGAACAGCAGGTATCGGCCTATGAGACCCGTCTCGCCGCTGCTGACCCGGAATACAAACTCAAGGCAGTAGCTATTCAGCGCGCCGCCAAGGCCAAGCTGCTCGATAGAGGCAACACCATTAACAGCGCCGAGG